TATTAAAAGGCAGTTTAGACGGGGAGCATTGGTTTTACGCTTTTGATATATTTAGTAATAATTACGATTGGATGGATAGCGACTATTACTATAATGATTATTTCAATTACCCGTTTACTTTTTTGAGAGTGCCCTTTGATAAGCTTAAGGAGCGGGGGTATGCAGGAAAGCTATCTATGCGGTTAGATCTGGCTAATCGGAGGAGTTAACCGCGCGGACGTTTTTTTAATAACCATTTTTACCAATCACTATGAGTAACGAAAGCATACCGGCTGCAAGTGGCAGCCAATACGTCCTCGTCGAGGGCAAAATCTATCGTGGGGACGCGCTGGTCGCTACTTTGCGGGAGGATGGGAGCGTAGACTACGCGCCGGATATGGCACGGTATCGTGCGCCGGTGGTGCGGTTTTTAAAGGGTCTCGAAGGGGCTGCGTCGCCGGATGCGGGCGAGGCTGAAGCCGAGAGGCCCGAAGAGCCGGTGCCCCCGCCTTCTGAGGAACTACCCGAGGCAGAAAATCCAGTGGATGAGGCAGAGGAAAGCGAAGAGGCCGAAGCGGATGGGCCGGACTTTTCTAAAGCTCCGGAACAGGATTGGCGCGGCGACAAGACTCCTGCGTTTGTGGACTGGTTTTATGAGAACTACCCTGTGCAGGCCGCGAGGCGTTATGCAGGGCGGCATACGCACAGGAACTTTGAGGAGCGCGTGGAAGCAACTCGGGAGGCGGCGCGTAGTGGTGTAGTCTAACAATCAAGGAAACACTTATATTTTATATGGATACTGGGATTTTACTTACTGGGGCCGCTGATGAGGTCGCCGATGTCCAAGAGGCGGGAATAGGCACGGGCGAAGCTGAGGTAGCAAATGATGCTACGCCGCCCTCCCCTACTCCGGCGGCGGATGAGGCTTCCCACAACGCGGAGTCGAGTGCTACGGTTGCTGGTGGGCCGCTCATCGATGCGCATGGGAACTTCGTGGGAAAGGCGTGGGCGGGTGAGGATGAGAAGCTTGCGGAGAAGTTCACGAGTATCGGGGCATTGGCGAAGAGTTATCGCAACCTTGAGCAGATGCTTGCGCGGCAAGACAGGGTCGCGGTGCCTGCGGAAGGTGCGAGCGAGGAGGAGGTCGCCGCGTTTTACGCGAAGCTGGGGCGTCCTGAATCGCCGGATGGGTATGAGTTGCCCGTGCCTGAGGAGTTGAAGGAGTTTGAGGGGTTGCGCAGCGAGGAGGAAGTCGCGGCGTTTCGGAAAGCGGCGCACGAGGCGGGGCTTACACCGAAACAGGTGCAGGCGGTAGCACAGGCACACTATGCCCAAGTACAGGGTGCGATTGCACAACTAAAGGAAGCACAGACGAAGGCGCGTGATGAGGCGATTTCCGAGCTTGCCAAAGGCTGGGGCACGAGTGCTGAGAGCGAGGGGTTTAAGCAGCATATCGCACAAGCGAGGGCTGGTGCAAAGGTGCTGGGTATCGATGCTGCAACGCTAGCTGCCTCGCCTGAGCTTTCGAGTAACCCGCATTTTATCCGCGCAATGCACAGGGCCGCGCAAATGGCGGGTGAGAAACCGGCTGTGGCGGCTCGCGAGGGGCAGGCGTTGAGTGGCAACGCGATTCAAGAGCGTATCGATGCGATTTTGAAGAATCCTGATAGCCCGTACTGGAAGAGCGGGCATCCGATGCGTAAGCAAACAATGACTGAATTGACGAAGCTCTACGAGGCGAAGGCCGAATTAGGGTGACAGAAGAAAGCCTCCTTAAATGGAGGCTTTTTTATTGACTGGATGTGTTAATGGATCGACTAGTAGCGGTGAACTGAAGAGCAGGGGATAACCCTTTCTTGGCAGGAGGGGCCTTCGAGGCGCAGTTCCTTGAGCGGCGCGGGCCGTGCTGAGTGCTGGCGATAACCTCACAAGAGGCCGCCAAGCGAGGGCGCGATAACCCCATAAAATCCGAGCAAGCGGACACGGGATTGTTTTCAACCTTTTAACCATAAAGGGCCCGCATGCGCTGTGCACAAACGCCTTAGGCAAGGGAGCTTAGGCGTTGGAGAGGCTTGGGGCTGGGGGCTCGCACTTCTTACAATGTCATTTCACATCACGACTGCTTTTGTGGAGCAGTATAACTCGACAGTGGAGCATCTGTTTCAGCAGACGACTTCAGAGCTTGAGAATCGGGTTCGGCGAGAGAGCCAAAATGGGGTGGTCGAATACTTCGACCAAATGGGCGCGACTTACGCAGTGCGGCGCACGGTTCGTCATGGGGACACTCCGCGTATCGATAGCAAGCACTACAAGTGCGCATGCTATGTCGATGATTGGGAGTGGAGCGATCTTATCGACAAGCAGGACAAGGTACGCTTGCTGCATGACCCTTTAAGCGAATACCTGCAATCGGCGGTATGGGCATTCCAGCGGGTCAAGGACGAGACGCTTGTCGAGGCGGCGACTGGCACGGCATTTCGTAGTAATGGGCCGGGGAGTGGTGCGCCGTTTGGCGTGAACTTACCGGCGATCCAATCGCTGGCGGTGAACTTCGTAACGCAAGGGCCGCCTGTGAATAGTGGGTTAACTATCGAAAAGCTTACACGGGCAAAGACGCTGCTTTCTGCGGCAAATGTGCCTAAGGGTGCGCCGCGCTATTTCGTGTGCACAGAGTATCAAATTGAGGATTTGCTACTGGATGCCGAGCGCAATAGCGATTCGCCGCTTACCGAGATTCGGGCTCTGCACGAGGGTAAGATTAACAAGCTGATGGGCTTCGAGTTTGTGACAATCGACCCTAGCATCGTGAAGCGCGACCCTTCGACGGGTATCCGCGAGTGCTTCGCGTATGTGAAGCCTGCGCTTATCCTCTCGACCGGCCAAGAGATTGAGTCGGATGTCTCGAAGCGTGCGGATAAGAGCAACGCAGTGCAGCCGTATGTGTCGATGAGTGTGGGGGCGACTCGCACACAGGAGAAGGGTGTCGTGCAGGTATTCTGCGAGGACAATTCGTAAGGCGAGACGCGGGGGTACGGACGGCGAGTGCGCGGCCCTACCCTCCCCTCTTTTTCACTCTAAAACTTAACAGGAAAGGGATAAGATTATGGCTACTTTTGATACTGAATTATACAAGGCGCAGAACTCGCACGGGGCTTGGCCGCAAGCGCGGTTTGCCAATGCGAAGGTGCGCTATGCAATCTGCGAGTATAAGACTAGCGGCTCTGAGGCCGTGGGCGATACGGTGAACTTGTGCCGATTACCGGCAGGGGTGCTACCGGTGCCTGCGCTCTCGCATATCATGCATAAGCATGCCGCAGAGATTAAGGTCTCTATCGGTGTGGCGAGTGACCCGCTGCTCTACGGCGAGCAGATTCGGCTGCATGGCTCAAACACGAATGTCTCGATTGGCAGTGGTTCGCCTCCTGCCTATGTCGGGCTTGGTGACCAGTTCTATAAGCCGAAGACATTGGGCGAGGGTGACGAGGTGGTAAGTCTGACGTTCGACACTGCGGTAGCGAACGCACGAGACATTACGATTTACCTTGCCTATATCGCCGAATAAGGGCTCTATGCGTTCTGTTTCAGATATACATAAATGGGAGGGTCAGCTTAGGGATGGGCTGACCTTCCCCCATGTTGTGGTTTAAACGGGGCGGCTCTGGATTTCTGGGTCCGCCCTTGCGGACAGTGTCCGCTTCCACGGTCGCAGACCGATTTATTATGCGACGGCTCGTTGGCCGTCGTCCTTCGGCGAGAATAACGAAAGGGGCGAAACGATGGCGACGAGATTGGATATTTGTAACATGGCCTTGGGCGAGGTGGGGGATGTGGCGTTAACGAGTCTGGGCGAGGACTCGACGATTGGGGAGCTTTGCCGTCGGTTCATCGGGCCTGCGGTGCGCGAGGTGTTAAATCGTGGGCACTGGAAGTGTGCGCGGGCTGGCGCGGAGCTGGCGAAGCTGAGCTTACCGGCGGATGAGAAGCAGGGTATCGGCTGGGCGGAGGCGTATCAGTTACCTGAAGACTATATCCGCATCGTGAGTTTTAACGAGGTGGATAGCTGGGAGAGGTGGCGGGAGCTTTTCGAGGTGCGCGGGGACAGGATTTTAACGGATGCGCCTAGGGTGCATGTGGTGTATATCCGCGATTTATCGGCGAAGGGCGAGGATGTGCACTTGATGCCGCCCTTGCTGATGAAGGCGTGTGCGCTGGCTCTTGCGGCAAAGTTGGCATGGCCGCTGCAACAGGGGCGTGTTCTCAAGGAGAGCTTGGAGCAGTCGTGCGAGATAGCGATTCGGCAGGCGAAGGCTTCGGGAGCACAGGAGGAGTTTATGCCGAGGCAGAATCTGGCACAGGGGAGCCGGTGGCTACCAGAACGATACTGATGAGAGGAAGGGGTTTAATATGGAGGAATATAATCCGAACTCAACGCCCGCCCTCTTGGCGACGATTTTAGCGCGTCTGGATGCACAGGAGCAGCGGCATGGCGAGCGGATAGAGGGGCTGCGTGCACTCATGGAGGAAATCAAGGTGCAAACGACGTTGACCAATGGGCGCGTAACAAAGGTGGAGAAGTGGCGTGATAGCTATGTGGCGCGGGCCAGCGGGATAGCGTTGGCCGCATCTATGGGCGCGGCGGGCGTAGCGTGGGTGGTTAATCTTTTATTCAGCGCACAATGAGTTTCACGATTCTGAAGAATAATTTTACTGGGGGCGAGTGGAGCCCGAAGCTTGAGGGTCGCAGCGACTTACAGGGCTACGGGAGCGCGTGCCGGAAGATGGAGAACATGCGGCCTATGGTGCATGGGGGCGCGGTGATGCGCGGGGGGCTAGAGTTTGTGGCGGAGGCTCGCACGGGGAATAAGGCGGTGCGGCTTATCCCGTTTGCGTTTTCGACGACTACGCGTTATGTGATTGAGGTGGGGGACAAGTATTTTCGGATTCGTCGTGGGCACGATGCATCGATTGCCGCTTCGGCGATTACGACGCCGTATAAGGCGGAGGATTTGTTCGAGCTGCAATGCAAGCAGGTCAACGATTGGATGTATATCGTACACCCTGACTATGCGCCGAGGAAGCTTTCACGGTTTGGCGATACGAATTGGCAGCTTACCGAGGTGTTATGGGATTACCCGCCACTGCGTGACGAGAACGTGGATGAAGCGGTGCAACTGAAGTTTGAGAATGGCGCGTTATCGGCGACGGGCGGGAGCGTGTTCACCAGTGGGCATGTGGGGGGCTACTTCGAGCTGCGGCATTTGAAGCAGGCCGATGGGGTGGAGCTTAACATGACGCAGCCACTGAGTCCGAATTGGAAGGTGTCGGCGACTCTGGCGGTGCGTGGCAATTGGGAGCTTACGACAACAGAGTTTTGGTGGGGACAGGTTTTCCTAGAGAGGAGTCGTGACAACGGGGCGACGTGGCAGGTGCTTCGTCGGTGGCAGGGTCGCGGTGACCGCAACATTTCGGCGAGCGGCAAGATTGACGAGGAGGACGCTGAGCAGTTGATGCGAATTAACTACCAGAATATGGGAGACCCGTATCACCCGCCGGTTATGAATTCAGTCAATGGGGATTTCCCTGCGGGCTGGAAGCATGGGATGGTGCGCTTGGAGACGAAGGACGTTTACGTAAAGGGCTTGGTGCGTGTGACTGGGGTTTCTAGCCCAACCACGGCAACGGCGGCGGTGGTGGGCAAGCATAAGGTGGCCTCGACGGCTTGGACAGATCGTTGGAGCGAGGGGGCGTGGAGTGCACACAGGGGTTTTCCGCGTTCGGTGTCGTTTTTCGAGCAGCGGATGCTGTATGGGGGGAATCGCTCGGAACCGCAGAAGGTGTGGGGTTCGCGTGGGAGCGATTTTGAGAATTTCCGCTATGGGGACGAGGATGACGCTGGCGTGGCCTTCGATATCGCGGCGACGGAGGGCAACCCGATTTTGTGGATGGAGGGGTTGCAGCGTATCTTAATCGGGACGAGTGGAGGCGAGTTTACGATGTCGGGGGCGGCGGGAGGCGAGGCTCCGCTGACGCCGTCGAGTGTCCTAGTGCGGCGACTGTCGGCTTATGGGTCAAAGGTACATGTGCCGATTGCGGCGAATGATGCGCTGATTTTTGTGCAGAGGCAGGGCAAGAAGCTGCGCGAGTGGGTGCTTTCGTTACAGCGTGAGGGCGAGGGTTCGCCGGATTTGTGTCTGCAAGCAGAGCATTTCTTTAAGAACAGGGTGATTAGCGATTTGGCGTTTGTGCGTTGGCCTGACCCGAGTATCGCGGTAGACCTTGGCGACTGCTTGGGCTGGCTGACTTACGACAAGGAGGCGGGCATGCAGGCGTGGGCGAAATACACGAGCCACAATGCGGTTTTTGAGAGCGTGTG